CTTATTTCCTGCCCATCCTGTCAAAAACAATCATTAGAGAGAGTTTTAACTATTCCCTATGTAGCCATTAAAAAGAGTGATGGCGAGATTACCATTGGACATTTAGCCAATAGAAATTCTCAAAGATTTTCTGATGACCAGAAAGGCCACTTATTGAATAAAGACAAGTCGGATAAATCTGTCCCCGATAGGGAGTTACCAACTGGAATGTCGTGGGCGGAAAAACAAACACTACAACCTACCCTTTTGGACAAATACCAAACGGCTTCGCATAAAGAAATAAATAAAATGACAGATAAGCAGAAGGATACCTATATTAAGACGGGAAATAAATAGATAGAAACATAACCTTTATCATTAATTTAGGAGGATGTACTATGGACGTTTCTGAACTATCACTATCAGAGTTGATTTTACTACAAGGTCAAATTGATAATACGATTCAGGTGTTAGTGGCGAATGACGGTCTTGAGGAGGAAATCGAATCACTACATGATGGGCTATTAGAAAACCAATACCTAACCATTAAAGTGACCATTCCTGTTGATATTGTGGTATATGATACTAATGGCTGTTGTATTGACATTGTTGAAGACGTCGAAGTTATGGATAGTGTGATTGAGCAAGCTGAAAAACACAAGGACGTGAAAGCTGCAATTAGAAAAATAGTCCAACAAGAAAGCGGTTTAGACAAGAGTGTTGCTAAATTGGCTAAAAAGTATAGGGTTAGTGAAGAGTTTATTCTAAACAGAGTATATAGAGAATAAATGTGAGGTTTTTTATGAAATTCATAGTGAATATAGGTATTGCCGCCTACACAGAAACAGAGGGGCGGCACCCAAACTCCGCTAAAATTACGATTCCAGTGTGCGCGGATAAAACTGGTTTCACTATCGAGGTTGATTGTGGTGAAAAAGACACCGTTTCACAAATCCAAACTTTATTAGAAAAAATGAGGTTAGCCTGTGAATAACAACCGTGGGATTGGTTGGCAGAGCGCATTTGACGACGTTATATTCGCCGTACAAAATGACGTGCCAGAGCCAGAATTAACCGTAATTAAATGTTCGGCGTGTGGACAAAAATTAATAGAGTTATTTGTGGTGGGAGACGGTCCCACTTCACAGTTAATCGTGGAATGCCCATTCTGTGGGGACAGGTCTTTTAAAGTTAGTGTACGAGGAGCATTCAAGTTTGCCGCTTGCGATAACGTAGAGATTACAAATATTCAGTATGGCGACAGTATAATTTTTAGTACAAAAACATCAAGTTAAGGAGTTATTATGGGCGAACTAGGTTTACATATTATTGATAGCGGTAAACATAATGGGGAAGTTACACAAGAATTAGTGGGATATTCTCCTGCTCAAATGGTAGGATTACCACCAGAACGGGTAGACGTTGACGATAGGGGGTGTTTTGCCAAGGAATTGACCACAATGAGTGATGGAGTAGTAAAATCATCGGTCTATTATTTGCGAATGGGAGTTGGCGGACACTTATTGGACCCTTGGAATATGCTTAATAGTGGTTCTGAGCGTAGTTATGCTAAACATGCAGGAAAGGATAGTGATAAATTTGTTAAGGTAAATGAGCGGTGTTTTAAGTTTTATATGAGATATTTAACTACTCGTAATAGTGCTAACTACTTAAATGCTGATAGAGAACTATTTACTGGTTAACCACTAACATAAGTAATTAACTATAGGAGATATAATAATGCGTAAACTAAGTAAGATCGAACAATTTTGGCTAGATGAAAACACTGGTAAACTAACCGCAGAGGAAATAGCAGGGGAATTAAAGGGGGTAAGTACAAAGAGTGTGGAAAAGTATTTGGAAAAGTTAGGTTTACAGAATTTGGAGGTCGAGACCCCAACACCTCAACCAGTGGTGGTGAAAAACGACCAATTTGACCTATCTCCAGGTGATGAACTTATCATAGAGGATAATTACAAGAATGGTTTGCCGATTCCCACTATTGCCAAACAAATAAATAAAGCAGAAGAAGCCGTTAAAATGTTTATTGCTAGTAAACTTAGGGGGGCTGGTCGTGAGTTTTATGGGGGAAAAGGACAAATCTCTAATCGACGAGTCGCTACCGTGATGACCGAAAGAGGAAGTGAACATTCGGATATAGTGGGAGATAGCGGCGGTCCCCAAAAGACAAGTAATCGTATTCATAAAATTAGAGGATAAATTATGCCAGTAGATAACCATTTACCAGTTAATGACGGTACATGGGCACCAACTGTTAATATACCTATACCACCCATTTTTGTGTCCTATCCAAGTGAAGAAATCACAAAATTGGACACCATTATTCAATTATTGAACAGGATTATCGAGTTAATGCAAATGGGAAAGTAATATAATATGTATAAGATTATTGAAATAGTATTACTTATCTTAGCTTGCATATGTACTTTTTTATCTGGCTATATGGGTCATACCAATTTATTTGTGGGCGGTTTAATTTTATCAATTCCATATATCGTTAATATGAACAATAAATAATGATAATATGCACTAATCCAAATGACCCCTTCTTACTAGATAAGGACACCACAATATGGATAGCCACTCTTTCAGATAACACTCAAATTTTCCAGGATGACAATCGACCAGAGTTAAACGAGCCCTCAGCTTGGCGCAGACTCAAAACCTATTTAGGGCAGGAAGGTTTACATATAGTGGGGGTTCACTTTAGGTTTCGCTCACATGTGGTTTCCCTGCCATCATCTCCCCAAAATGAATATTATTGGAGTAAGGGGGTCGGGGCGGCGTGTGGAGGTCGATCTTCTAACTTCTTTATTTATGGAAGGCGAGAGGGGGACGTACTAATACGCGACTGGTATTCCGTGCCCGCTATTGTACGATCCCCCCATCTACAACAAACTAATCCTATTGCCGACTTTATCAATCACCCAAACTACATACCAATAATACCGATAAGGATATCTTTATGCCAGTCAAATCAATGATAGATAAAATATGTGAAACTCAAAATAAATTAGCTGCTGGGGTTGACGATGATGATACCAGAGTGCAAAAATTAGGTAGACTTATTCAACAGTACAGAGAAATTACAGATAATGATTACAGCGTTGTAATAGAAGGATTGTCAAATCGGGAAACTTGGCTTTTCGACCACATTTTAACACTATTCAAAGTTCCACTGTACTAGGGTTGAAATGGCGGATCATCGTACCGATAAATGCTGTTATCGTAGTTCGTATAGTGATTCCGACCTATATATCACTCCCTTGCAATATATTACAGAGATTTTCTTTGAGCGTACAGCTAAGGGGGCGTTACCTAATGAGTTCTGGCGGTTGCCGCAATACAAAAAAGAGTGGGGTAGGAGAGCTAAGGAGGTAGCAGCACTACTGAAGAAATATATACCAGAGGCTATCATTCAAGGCTTGAGAGACCCACGCCTAAAAAATCTACAGAGCCTCCACGCCAAGGCTAGTTTTTCGTACAAAAAAGTGTTCGACGAGTATGAGAATAGATTAAAAGTGCAGGAAAAGTTAGATGTGGAAGAGGTTAAGCCAGTCAGCGGGGAAACTAGACAGCCGTTTAGACAAAGTTCAGTATTTGATTTATTATAATGCCTAAAAAATTAACCCAAGAAGAAGCAGAAAAAAGGAGTTTAGGGGTTGGAATTGAGATGGTGGGAGAGTATACTAACAGTAGTACAAATTGTAAATTTCGATGCCCATGTGGAAAATTGTTTCTCGCCCAACCAAGTAATATATGGAACAAACACACTAAGTCATGCGGGTGTAATATAACCTGTAAGGGTAAAAATAATTTCAATTTTAAAGGATATGAAGAAATACGCGGTAGTCAAATTAGGATGATAAAACAACACGCGAAAGGAAGAATTAGGAAATAACAAATAATGAAAAAGCAAAAAGCTGAAGAAAATATGCCAAGTCAAGAAGTAGATAATACGCAGAGAGTATTAGACACCATTACAAAAACATACGGTGATGACGTATTATATTCTGGTAGTCATTTAATAGAAAATCCACCACCGATTTTAAGCTGGTCGCCAGCCCTTGATATAGCTCTTGGGGGAGGGGTGCCGCCAGGGATTGTTTGTCTCTGTTCCCGGCCAAAATTAGGCAAAACTTCTAGTGCGATTTCCCTAGCTCGCAACGCACAAAAGGCTGGGTTATTTGTGTTAATTTGTGATATTGAAGGGCGGTTAGCCCCAAGAGATTTAGATATAGATGGTTTAGATCATTCAAAACTACAAATTATTAGTTCGTCTGCTACAAATATGTTATCGGACGAAAGTTTTTTGGGTGCAGCTAGAGAAGTAATTTTTTCGATACCAAAGTCTTTTATTATATTAGATTCAATAAGTCAGTTATTAAGTAACGCTCGTCGTGATAATAATTTATCAGATAAGTTTAGGGCACCCGAGGCGATGGTTTTAGCTGCCTTTTTTAGACAAATTACACCAATACTTAATAAGCAAAATAGTTATGTTGTTGCTATTACACACCAAATTGCCAATCTTGGTAACAGTCAAGCCATTTGGGCGGAATCGGGCGGTACAAAGGTTCAGTATTGTCTCTCCACGAAAATTAAGGGGATTTCTAGCGAAGCCTTTCCAAAGAATGATAAACCACTAGGACTCAAGATTAAATGGCAGGTAATGGCGTCTCCGCTCGGACCTCCTGGTATTATAACGGAATCATTCCTGCGGTTTGGACATGGGCTTGACAAAGTTTTAGAGATACTAGATTTGGGATTGAACGTAGGTGTCATTCAGGCTAGCGGTAGCTGGTATGTGTATGACGACATTAAAGCCCAGGGGCAAGAAAAATTCAGAACGGCACTTATTGAAAGCGGTAGGGTTGACGAATTACATAGTAAAATAAAAGAAATTCTATTATAATGCAAGTTATAGATTTTGATGGTGTAGCCTATAAATTCCCCCCACTGGGACATACTAGCGATAAATATGTAAACAAACACAAGTCGGAATTACACACAAAATGCCGCACACTCCTACAAACCATTTTCCCCGCCCGAGTCTTTTTGGAAGAGGTTCCGATACCGGGTCTGAAATTGTACGTTGATTTTTTCCTAATTTTCAGTAGTACAGTAATAGAAGTTCAGGGGCGGCAACATCTTGAGTACACCCCTCACTTTCACGCTAACAAACTTGAATTTTATAGGGCTAGGCAGAGAGACGAATTGAAGCGCCGCTGGTGTGAGTTAAATAACATCGGAATGGTCGAACTATTATATAATGAAGATATTAGTGTTTGGAAGTCTAAAATATTGGGATCGTGATGGATGAAATTATAATTTGCAAGCGTGAAGGTAAATTTGTAGTTGAATGTTATAATGGTGGTAAAAAGGTAGCTGAAAAATCGTTCTTTGAAGTTGATTTTGATAATTATGAAGTTATTAATTTTAAGGGGTTTACTGCTGAATTACCGTTAACGGTTTGGCATTACAAATATTAGGGGTATTAATAAATTATGAGCCTAGAAGATCGTCTACTAGAATTAGAGAATATACGAGCCGCCCTATTTGCGCAGTTAGGTATTGGTGAGTTAAAGCCCAAATCAGAGGTTCAAAAATATTTAACTTTAGGCGAGTCTGAGTTAAAAGCAATAACCCCAGAGTCGTGTGTTATAGGAGCGCACTTATTAGCGTCAGAATCTACCTACATACAAACCCAAATAAACCGCCACCAAAGAATATATAATTGGGCGAACCGCAACCTATCTCAAATAATAGCCAAAGTAGTAGACAATTACGGCACCCAATACACGCCATACGAGATAAAAAAGGCACGAGCTATAAACGATGATATGGCACTGCATAAATTTGCACAATTAGCGTCCGACACTGAACTCGTGTTAGACTCTTTAGCTTTCATACCTCAAAATTTGAAATTTCAGGCTCAAACATTACTATCACTAGCACAGTCTAAGCAGAGGCAATAATAATGAACAAAGAACAAATACGAGACAGTCTATATGAATTAGCAAAACATTTTGCTATAGAAATAAATTTTACAGACAGTTTCGATATAAAAGACGAAAGACTTATTTATATAAATGGGTGGGTAACATCTAGTGAATTATTTTCTTTGGCTAAAAAATTAGAGGAATTAGAATTAGAACAAACTATACTGGTAAGTAATAATGAGTAAATATATCGAAATGAATTTAGTTAAAGTGGACGACAATGGTAGTGTTAATTATTATGCCGTATTTGATAAAACTTTTGACGGTATGATGATGACTAAATCCGCACTATCATATACCGATGATGAAAAAGTGCGGAATATAAAAATGCAATATATTGGTAATGTTTTGGTTGAACAAGCTATATTTGGAGACGATGATGAGTAAGAAAAAGCACATACAAAACATTAAAGACATAGCAGAAGATTATAATATATATGTTGGTTTTGGTCCGTATAAGGAACTTTTTATTAGTGGATGGTGTACGTCTTTTGAATTACAAATTATATGTGATGAATTACTCCAGTTAGAACAAATTATGCAGGAGAAACAATAATGAAATTACCAGATGTTTTAGAACAAGCCATTTTAACCACAAATTGGCAACTAGTAAGCGATGTTTTATTTGCGGTTAATGGTAAGCGTGTTTTGCCCCCAAAGCCTAAGAGCGAAGCTGAAGAATTAGCCGATTTAGACATCCCCAATACTATAGTAGAGGTGGAAGACGATGATGAAGACGACAGTGTTCTTCCCATTAGGCGCGCCCCCATGAAGAAAAAACGTGGTAGGAATAGTTTTGTTGATGATTTCTCCCTTGCTACTAAAGACCTAACGGAAAACGACCCCCAATTAGTCAAGATGTACAAACCAGTTCCATCCGAACGTCGCCCAGAGACTCAATTGTTAGAATTACAATGTACACAATGTCATCAGACCGTCCAAGTTCCACCATCCCTTGCTTCTAGTCGCTCATTCGACCCCTCCAACGAAAACGATGAGAGGGCGTTATTTAGGTGCGATAAGTGCTCTAAATTAGGTGGTGGTAAAAAGTAATATGGACAAACTAAGTGACGTTAGCGCTGAAGGCGCGGTGTTAGCTGGTACTTTTAAGTATGGGTCTGACATATATTACGACATTTGTGATGTACTACAACCAGACACCTTCACCGACGAAACGAACGTAGTTCTGTGGAAATGTTTTGTATACCTATTGGACGAACAGAAGTTAGAGAGATTAGATCAAGCCTCTGTAATGACGACATTGTCTAGTTTGGGCTATCAGTGGGTAGTGGACCGCGATATCAACCATTTGCGTAGCGTATTCCAACGTGATATATTGGCGGAAAATGTCAAAAGACTTGCTATTAGAATACGCAAATTACATATTACGAGATTGCTATTATCACAAGTTAGGGGAGTTAGTAAAGAGTTAGAATTAGTCACTGGTGAAGAAAGCATTGAAGACATATTAAATATTCCAGAGTTAGTAGTGTTTTCCTTTAATCAGGAATTATATGGTAATATAAGTAATGAACCAATAAAAATTGGCGATAAAGCTAAAGATTATATAGAATATGTGGTAAACAACCCAGTGCCGATGGTCGGCTTAGATATAGGATTACCTAAATATAACTATGCTATAGGGTCTGGAGTTAGAAGGGGGGGGATCACATTAATTGGTGCCCGTCCCGGAATCGGAAAAAGTATGCTATGTGCCAATGTAGCTATAAACGTGGCATTAAAAGGAACTCCAGTTTTAATCGTTGACACGGAAATGTCGTATGTAGACATCTTACCAAGAATGTTGGCTAATCTTACATTTGATTGTCCCATGCGGGCTACAATTACGGAAATCGAGCAAGGGTCATTTACTGATCTTCCTGCTAAAAATAAATCTGTTAATGAAGCCTCTGCTAAACTACAAGAACTGCCAATTAAGTTTATGTCTGTAGTAGGACAATCGTTTCAAAATGTTCTTAGTATTATTAGAAGGTGGATTTATAAAGAGGTTGGATTTACCAACGGTATTACTAATCAGTGTTTAATTATATATGATTATTTTCACCTGACGGATACTGAGAAATTAGATAGTGGAGTTCAAGAACACCAACTTCTAGGATATTACATTGATAAATTACATATTTTAGCTGCTAAATATAGTGTACCGATATTCTGTACTACTCAATTGAATAGGGATGGTATTAAAGAATTACATGGCGGGATTATAGCGTCTAGTGATCGTATCCTGAATACAGTACAGTCGTTTAGTGTTTTAAGAATGAAGAGTGATGATGAATTAGCACTAGAGGATAAAGATAGCGATGGAGCGTACACGAGTGGTAATGCACAAATTGTTATATTAAAAAGTAGATATTCGGATGGATGTGACGGTAAAATAAGTATACAAAAATATGGTAAATATGGGAAAATAGTGGAGGTATAATAATGTATGCGTAAAAGACGCAATTCCATTGCTGAAAATACTGAAATGATGAAGTTTTGGGATAATGAATTGAATACAAAAAACCCAAACACGGTATTACAATGTAGTAATCTAAAGATGAATTGGAAATGTGAACTAGGACACCGTTGGGTCAGTCCACCATCAAGCGTGTTCAGTGGGCATTACTGCCCATATTGTTCAAATCAAAAGGTTTTAATTGGATTCAATGATTTATCTACTACACATCCACATTTAGCTGAATTGTTTTCGAGAGACAGCAAATTACGACCAGAAGACGTAACACATGGAAGTAATAAGTTTATAATATGTGTCTGTGAAAATGGACACGAATATAAAACAACACCGAATAGTTTAACACAAGGCAGAAGATGTGGTGTTTGTACTGGTAAACAAATTATCATTGGCGTTAATGACTTGACTACGACTTATCCCGAATTATGCAAAGAATGGTCTTCTAAAAATAAATTTGGTCCAGAAACAGTAACAGCGGGGTCAAATAAGAAAGTTATATGGGAAGATGAATTTGGGCATGAGTGGATATCAATCGTATTAAATAGGATCAATGGTAGATCGTGCCCAAAGTGTTCTTGTAGTAAAATGGAAAAAATTACATATAGTTTACTAGATGCTAAATCAGCGGAATATATATTTCAACATAAGTTTTCAGATTGTAAAGATCAAGCTTTATTAGTATTCGATTTTTATCTTCCAAAATATAACTGTTGTATTGAATGTCAAGGTATTCAGCATTACGAGGATGAGTTTGTCAAAAAATTTAATCAAACAACTTACTACAGTGAAAAATTATCTAATATTAGAAGGAAATATAACATCAAAAGAGAATATTGTGTAAAAAATGGAATCAAACTTATAGAAATAAAATATACAGAAATTAACAATATCGAAGAAATATTAAAAAGAGAGATTGGAATTTAATATGGACATTAAACTGTGGCAGGGCGACTGTTTGGTACAAATGAAAAAAATACCAGATAAAAGTATTAACTTAATCCTAACAGACATTCCTTACAACGAAGTAAATAGAAAATCTAATGGGCTACGCAATTTAGACAAAGGTGCGGCTGACGTTTTAACATTTAACTTACATGATTTTTTAGTACAGTGCAACAGGGTTTGTAGCGGCACTATATATATATTTTGTGGAACAGAGCAAGTAAGTGAGATTAGAAAAACGCTAGCGCAATTTGGATTATCTACTCGACATTGCGTGTGGGAAAAAATTTCGCCTTCGCCAATGAATGGACAATATATTTGGTTATCATCTATCGAGAATTGTATATTTGCTAAAAACAAGGGGGCAACATTCAACGAGCATTGTAAAAGTAGTGTGTGGAGATTTTCTAGTAGTAGGAATAAACAACACCCTACAGAAAAACCAATTAAATTATTTGAGTATTTAGTTAGTACATCTAGTAATAGTGGTGATTTAGTTTTAGACCCATGTATGGGTGGAGGTACTAGTGGGGTAGCTTGCAAAAAATTAGGCAGGAGGTTTATAGGGGTTGAACTAGATCAAGCATACTTTGATGCCGCAAAACAAAGAATAGACAACACACAATACAATAACGGGAATTGACTTTTAGTTAAATTAGGATGGGAATTAAATAATGTGGATTACTTCCAGGAAAGACTTAACGAATTAAACGAATTATGTTGTGATAGAATTGATGATTTGCTTATTAGGTTGGGAGTAGAGTATAAAAGAATAGGTAGAAGAATAGTAGGATGTTGCCCACTTCATAATAGTGATAATAATTCTGGATGGAATTTATATGACTCAGGCAATAGTCGTCGCGGGAACTATGTATGCTATTCCGCGCAATGTGAAAAAAAGTTCGGAAATAACATAATAGGATTAACTAGGGGTATTTTAACAAGAAAAAGTCGAGGCGATATATCATTTAATACGTCGGTATTATATCTGTGTGAATTTCTCGGCTATAAATCCCTACAGGAAATTCCCCTACCAGATAAACAAACATTAAAACGACGAAAAGATGACTCTATATATACAAGGTTAAATGTGGTGCCAGAACATGAAGTCAAGGGGTGGGCGAGGTCACAAATACGCTCCAAGTTAGAAATTCCAGCCCCCTATTATCTAGCGCGGGGATATAGCAGGGAAATCCTAGATAAGTATGATATTGGGTATTCCGCGAAATTGAATAAAGTTATCGTGCCGTGTTATGATAATGATTACAAAAGGTGTATCGGTTGGATGGAGCGGGCGATAGATGGTGGCCTACCAAAATGGAAGTGTTCGGACGGATTTGAGAAAAGTAATTATTTGTATAACTATTGGTTCGCCCGTGAGAGACTTTATAGTAAATCTAATAGAGAGGACACCATTGTCATCGTGGAAGGAATAGGGGATGTTTTACGACTAGAGCAGTGTGGAATACATAATAGTATTGCATTACTTGGTATAAATCTTAGTAATTGTCAACAATCTATAATTGAAATGAGTAGGGCTCTGAATTTAATTATGCTTTTAGATAATGACGCGGCTGGAATTATTGCGTCTGAGCAAATAAAGAAAAAACTTGGAAGACAATTTAGATTATATTTTTTGAATGAGAAAATACAAGGTGGTAAAGACATAGGTGAGTGCTTAAATACAGACGAGATCACAAATGAAATTAAACAAATTATTATAACTATTAAAAATAAATACAACTATGACAAAACATGAACAAATAATAAAAAATAATAAAATAATGTCATTTTGGGATTTTGAAAGAAATACATTAGACCCAAATACTACAACGTGTCGCAGTAGAAAAATAATGTGTTGTAAATGCCGCTTAGGGCATATATGGGATGCTCCTGTATATAGTGTGGCAAGATATAAAGGTATTGGTTGTCCATATTGTTTAAATCATAAAGTTTTAAAAGGGTTCAACGATTTACAAACAACACATCCGGACATAGCTTCAGAATTTCATCCGGTAAAAAACATTGGTAAATCACCAGATATGTTTACACGCAACTCTAGAGAGAAAATATGGTGGCTTGGTAAATGTGGACATGAATGGCTAGCATCAATATATACAAGAACTCATGGACGTAATTGTCATTATTGTAACTCACACAAAATTTTAATTGGCTTCAACGATTTACCAACGGTAAGACATGATATAGTTTTACAATGGCACCCAACGAAAAATGGTGATTTAAAACCAGAGAATTTTGCACAATTTAGTTGCTCAAGAATATGGTGGATGGATGAATTTATGCACGAGTGGGTTGCGACAATTCAGTCTAGAAGTCGTGGTAAGAAATGCCCATATTGTTCCAATAAAAAAATATTGATTGGTTTTAATGACTTAGCTACAACACACCCTAAACTTGCCGATGAATGGTCAGATAAAAACACAATTAAATCAACAGATGTTACATATGGATACTCTAAAGACATTATATGGGAATGTCATTTGTGTGGATTTGGGTGGATTACAACAGTAAATAGTAGAACAAATAACTACAAACCAACCGGGTGCCCACGGTGTAATGCAAGTAAATTAGAAAAAGAAACGTCTAATATCTTGCAACGTTGTGGATATATATTAATAGATAGAAATGATTATGAACCACATAAATATTCTAAATTAAAAATATATATGCAAGAAAAGGGTTTTGATAATTGCAAAAACAAGAAACGGTTGCGATTTGATTTTTGGCTGCCAAACGAAAATACACTTATAGAATGTCAGGGCATACAGCATTATAAAAAAGAATGTTTGAGAAAAATTGGTGAGAATGACACCATATTTAACGTAGAAAAATTGGATAAAATTATTAAACACGATAAAATAAAAAAGCGTTTTTGTAAAAAAGAAAGAATAAAACTTATAGAGATAAAATACGATCAAATTGACCGCATTGAAGAAATACTAATTAAAGAACTAGGTTTAACTGAAAGGTAAAATAATGACTAAGATTCTTGGTCTAAGTGGAAGGAAACAAGCCGGTAAGTCATCGGCATCATCATGTTTGGTGGCCGCCTCCCTCGGTGGGGTTGGCTTTGACTGTAAAGTAGACGAACAAGGTAAATTATTAGTATACAGCGATGATATTCAAGGATATGGAATGCTCGACTTAGATAGTAGAAGGGCTGATGTCAAAGGGTTTCTTGAGCAGGAAGTGTGGGGTATGATTAAGTTGTATAGTTTTGCCGATTCTCTCAAAGAATTTTGTGTGAATATGTTTAATTTAAGCGAACGACAGGCGTGGGGGACAGATGCCCAAAAGAACTCGCTCACTAATGTTCGTTGGGAAAATATACCTGGAGTTATTTGTGATAAAAAGTTATACGAACAATTAAAAGAGGTTAATACAGATGTAGATAATTATCTGTATTACCATATTAGAGGTAAGATGACGGGGAGGGAGGTGCTTCAATTTTTCGGCACAAATGTATGCAGGAAAATCTATGGGGATTGTTGGGTAAATGCCACACTAAAGCGCATTATGGTTGAGCAACCCGCGTTTGCCGTCATTATTGATTTGCGATTTCCCAACGAGGTAGATGGTGTAAAGGTGGCTGGTGGAAAAGTCATTAGATTAACTCGGGCACCATTTACTGATGATGAACATGAAAGTGAAAAAGCATTAGATCACTATACTGGATTTGATTTTGTGCTTGATAATTCTAATATGGACATATGTACCCAAGCAAAAGAAATAGAAGAATTATTACTAGAATGGGGATGGATTACCAAATGAGAATATTTTATAAATTAAGGGTTATTATTAAAAAATTAGCATGTAAACACATGTTATTAATAGAATTTTGTCATACTTGTGGTAGAAAACAACCGTTAGTTTGGACATCTTCAGATGAATTATGGGAAGAATTGACTGGTGGACCTAATGGTATATTGTGTCCAGAGTGTTTTGATAAATTAGCAACAAGTAAAAAGGTTTTTATATACTGGAAAGCCGAGTTTAGATATAGGTTTTAATAGTGCGCAAGTTTTGGTTATCATGTAATAAGTTCACTATTTTTATAAACATTGACGATAATAATATAATCACAGATGCCTCGCCTATCGTGAAAAATTTGTTGGGCAAAACGCTACGAATTTGCGGAAGTGGATGGAAAAGATAGGGGGCTTAATAATAAAAGAGTTAAAATAATAATGGATATAAACTATTTTCGCTCGTCTAGCTATAATTGTTATGAAATGTGTCCACAGCAATACTTTCTTAGCTATGTATTGGCTGTGCCACAAGACACGAACCACAAAGCAAGTTTAGGAAGCTGTACGCATAAGATACTGGAGTGTTTAGGGAATATAAAGTTAGAATTACAGCATGAAAAACATAGTGGGGAAATTACCGATGATAGTTTAGGTATTATATCATGGAGTGAAGACGCATTTTATACCGATGATTTTACCTATATGTTAGTGGATAAATCGTTCGATTACTTTTCTACTCACTCTGAAAACATATGGACGGAAACCGACAAAAAGGACATTTGGAATTGGTGTAAGATTGTCCTTAATGATAAAAACTTTGACCCCAGATATCGCACTATTGTTGAAGCCGAACAGTATTTTGATGTGCCACTAGAGTTACCGTGGGCTAAATTACCCAATGGAGATTACCTACGTCTAAAAGGCACAATTGATCTAGTGACACAAGTAGATAAAACTATCGAAGTTATAGATTGGAAGACCTCACAAAAAAGGATGAATTGGTCAAACTTTACCGAAAAAACATATGCTGATTTCCAAAAAGACCCACAATTATTATTGTATTTTCGTGCGATTAGTAAATTATATCCAGACAAAACTATACTAATAACAGTGTATTATATTAGGCACGGGGGCGGATTTACTTTAGCATTTACCGACAAAGATATAGGGTTGATTGAGCATTTATTAGAACAGCAATTCCTCAACATAACTTCCTGCCAAAATCCCAGCCTGAAAGATGGCGGAAACGGTCGATTTTGTAAATACATATGTTCATATGGGAAGAACCGATCTAAATACGACCCATCCATGAGTGAATGTCAATTTTTCCATAGGGAAGTAAACACGGTTGGGATTGACGCCGTGGTTAGACGCTACACAGATAATTCCCATTCGCTAGATCATTACGAAGAACCAGGAAAGTAGTGTGAGATAGCAAAGGAAAGGTTGGAGAAAGAAAATGCCATATAAAAAATGTAAAAGTTGTGGTAAAGAAAATGGAGTTCGCACCAAAATGTGTGAATGTGGTAAACCATTCCATATACCACTTCCCACTGGAGATAAGGGCGTAGCTGGTCATATAGGATATCCGCCAGAGGGAACGGTTAAGCCACCACCACCACCACCACCTCCACCATTTGAATTACAAATTATATGTAATGACAAGACGATAAATTCTGGTAAGATAGTAGGGGGCAGAAAACCGCCGAAACCAGATAGAGAAGTAGGTGGGGGCAAGCCTCCAAAACCCGACAAAATAGTGATAGGTGTTGGGTCTTCGACCTGGGAACGTCCTAAAGGGATGCCCGAACCATTCGAGCCAGAACCAATCCCACGAGACAGACAGCTTTCCAAAGAGGAAGTGTGTCGGTATGTAGAATTTGAGGGGTTGGGTTTTTGCATATATACATTAGTGCCAGCCTCTAAAATTGAGGACGAAAAGTTACGCTCACTATGGATGTTAGCGCGAAAGTCAATGCAGGAAATAATAGGGTATTTGTATGACTGAACAGCAACAACAACCAGAAGCGGTCATTGCTGTTAAGCATGAAGATTGTGGTGGGTGTGGAATTATGATCTGGTTTATACTATTTGTTATATAAGTTAATCGCGCATATTGAGCCAGAATTTGAAGATGCCAAGGGGTTATGCACAATTTTATGGCTGGGTGCTCCAGTTACGATTTTTGTATTAGTATTTATGTTAATAATAGTAATTTTAGGGAATTATGTATTACCAGTAGTGGAGAACTTACTATAACCCAACGCTAGCTAAGGAGGTGGTAACATAATGTTTGGTAAAGACTACATTATCGACTATCAAGATGGGGAAATCAGCGTTCTTAAAGATATAATAAAAAGACTAGAAAAGAAAATTAGAGAACTTAATCTAACACTAAACCCCATATATTGTCCAATGTGTGGGTCGTGCGGCGAAGAGGGGTGTTGTGGAAAAGATCGTTGTTTATATCCACAAGATAAGCCTGAGACGATTAGAGAGTTGGATAGGTGTAGAGCTAAATTGGATGGCAGGAAAAATACTATTAAAAGATTGTTGAAACATAGGTGTTGTCTAATAGGCAAAAGGCGGTTAGTATGAAGTACGACATTTATTTTACACTGCAATCTCCAGTAAAGACAATCGAATTACCAAATGTTGAAAATCCGGTGGAATCAGAAAATCTACTTACCGTACTGCAAACGATAACGGAAAATTTCCCCCAGATTGGTTTCGGCGTGGAGGTTGTTGGAATAAGGGTGGCGGTTTACAGGACAAACGACAGTTATGCGCACTAGCTATTACAATAACATTTTCCGAGTGGCTTGGTGATGGGTAAATCAAAATACGACGATATATTAACAAAGGAGTTTTTGGAAGAAGAATATATCAATAAAAATCTAGCAGCTAAAACCGTTGGGTTAAATATAGGATGCTCTGCCGGCATCGTGCTAAAATTTGTAAAAAAATTCAAGCTAAAAAAGACACATTGTAAACAATATTGCAAGCACTGTGACAAAATAACAAAAGAATATTTGCACAAAGAATATATTACAAATTGTAGGAGTCCACACGACATAGCTAAAGAAATGGATGTTGATGCGCACATAATTTATACTTATTTAAAAATATACGGCATCAAACAACAAGATAGAACCGGGCAGATTGGACCAAATCAACGGTTTAATAATTTGGTTACAATTGAAGTAGTTGGTAAAACAAAAAATGGGACATTCGTTTGGCTTTGCAGGTGCGATTGCGGGAATTTGACAAAAGTATCCACATCACAATTAAAAAATGGAACTATTAAATCGTGTGGATGTAATCGTCACAAAAAGGGGGAACAACACCATAAATGGAAGGGGTATGGCGAAATTTCTGGGGATCAATGGTCAGGTATTAAATTTTGTGCTAAAAATAGAAACATAAATTTTGATATTAAAATTGAAGATTGCTGGGAATTATATTTGTCGCAAAACAAAACATGCGCCATTTCTGGATTAGAAATAGGTTTTGCTGATAACACAGCCTCTCTCGATAGAATAAATAGTGACTATAGTTATATGGAGTCTAATATTCAATGGGTCCACAAAGATATTAACAAAATAAAATTCAATTTACAACAAGACAAATTTATTGGTATGTGTGCATTAGTAACAAATCCAATAAAAACACGATATAATATACCAGACAATATATACATACACAAGTCGTTTATTAAAAGTATTAAGCATAACGCCAAAAAGCGAGATTTAGAATACTCTATTAACACGGACTATTTAATATCCTTATACAAACAACAAGGTGGAGCGTGTGCGTATACTGGTATATGTATTACGCTACCAATTAGTGGTACAATGTATCGTAGTAGACTATTTACGGCTTCATTGGATAGAATTGATAGTAAAAATGGATACGTGGAAAATAATTTACAGTGGGTTTACAGATATATTAATGTGAGTAAAAGAGATTTTTCGGAATATAGGTATTTAGAATTATGTAAAATGGTAGCCGAATACAATAAATAAATAGTGTTAATATAATAATGAAACAAATAGCTATTTTGCATGCTCATAGTGATTTTAGTTTGCTAGATTCTATCGCCAAACCCAAACAAATCTACAAGCGATGCCAAGAAATTGGAGCTTCAGCTTGTGCGATAACCGACCACGGCACCATCTGTGGCAGCGTTCAGTTTAATACTATATTCAAAGATATTAAACCCATAATTGGTGTGGAGGCATATTGTTGTAATAATGTTAGTAACAAAGACAATAGGGATTTCGCCCATCTGGTTGTGTTAGCCAAAAATTACGATGGATATATAGACCTATGTAAACTTACTTCAGCATCTAACTTACCAGAAAATTTCTACTATAAGCCAAGGGTTGATCTAAATTTACTGAGAGCGTATTGTAGGGGAAACTGGATAGCGTTTTCGGGACACGCTGGCTCCCACCTATTTAATTCCATATTTGATAATCTTCCTGCCGTTTACAATGCTAGCCTGGAAAGTTCAATCAAAAAGTTGGTATCACCAGATGCGGTTGCTCGCACATCAAAATTAGCGTTAGAACTACAGGACATTTTCGGCGTTGGCAATTTCTACATTGAAATCCAACTTATCGACGAGTGTAATATAGCAGGGAAAGTAGGGGTAGAAGTATTGAGAGAGGTTTCCCGCAAGGTTGGCATTCCATGTGTGGCGACCCCAGATTCCCATTATTGTTATAGAAAAGACGCCGTTAACCAGCGTGTACTATTATGCACCAACATGCACACCACCCTACGGGAAGTCCAAAATAAGATGGTGCGGGGCGAAGATGTGGGAATGGGGGCTTTTTTTCGCACCGACTCTTACCACATTCCAGAATATAGCGAAATGGTGGCGGCTGGAAATACAGAGGGGGAACTAGAAAACACATTAAGGATAGCGGACGCCTGTGAGCGGTACGACTTAACTCGCCCCCCTTCTCCTGCTAAATTTCCCACACCGAACGGCATTTCTCCCGAAGAATATTTAACCGAGTTATGTAGGCAAGGTTACAAGGATAAATTACCACTAATTAAAAAGGTAATGGAAAAGAAGGGATTAACTAAGGAGGATTACGGAAATAGGTTTAGGCATGAATTAGAAGTAATTAAGGAGGCTGGTTTAAGTGACTACTTTCTAACAGTTAGAGATATTGTACAATATGCTATTAATGATGGACAACTTGTTGGTCCAGCTAGAGGATCATCAGCAGGAAGTCTAATAGCTTATTTGTGTGGAATTACAAAACTTTGTCCGTTAGAATATAATTTATTGTTTGAGAGGTTCTACAATAAAGCTCGTAAGGGGGCGATGCCGGACATCGACTCAGACTACATGACTGGAGAGCATGGTCGGGATAAAGTAATACAATATATTAGATATAGATATGGTAGGGATAAAGTAAGCAATATTGCGACATATGGTAGGATGCAAGGTAGATCGGTATTAAAAGATGTCCTAAGATCATTTGAGGCTTGTTCGTTCGAGGAGATGGGGAGAATTACGGAATTTATTAGCGATGAGGGCAGTATATCAGAAAAACTTTTGGAAATGAGGGAGGCAGACAAAGAAAGCGGCGGCGACGGCGAAGCTAGTATTATTGATTACTGTTTAGATACTTATCCAAAAGAGTTAAGTGAGTGGTGCTATAAAGACGATGATGGTAATTTACAAGGTCCATTAGCTAAAAAATTCCAAGTCGCAGTATCTTTAGAGGGGACTAAACGATCTCAAGGGAAACATGCTGGTGGAGTTGTTATTTCAGATCATCCACTATCTGAACTAGTTCCAATGATTAGAGACAAGGATGGTAATGAACTAATAGCTGGACTAGAAATGTCAGATATTGAAAAAAGAGGTTTAATAAAGCTAGATATCCTTGGTGTTAACGCCCTTAATAAACTTAGGTCTATAGAAAGGTTGGTTAATGAATTATAATACATTTTGCGTTTTTGATTTCGAGACAGGTGGAAGAAACCCACATACCTGCGAAATATTACAAATTGGGGCAATTATGGTTTGTGAGCGAACACTAACCAGACTGTCTAGTTTTACATCATTTGTTAAACCTCATAATATGGACACTGTAGAGGATGACGCTCTAAAAGTAAATGGTATAAGCAGGGAAATGCTGGATGGATTGAGTGAAGCCTTTTATCCAGAGGTTATTTGGGCAAAGTTTTCAGCGTGGGTAAATAAATACAATAAGAGTAAGGGGGCTCCATCTCCATATAATGCCCCTATTCAGTGTGGATTTAATACAATAAATTTCGATATGACAATTTTGCGACGTTATTGTAAACTATATGGACCTTGGGATTTAAAAAATGAAGACCAAAAATTGTTTAATCAAGTGTATAAAATAGACGTTATGGATTTGGTATGGTTGTGGTTCGAGCATTCTAATGCAGTGGAGAATTTGCGATTGACGACCATCGCCAAACATTTGGGGGTGGAAGAACGGCGATTAGAAAAAGCCCACGACGCTTTAGTAGATTGTGAATACTGCGCTGACATTATAATTGAGTATTTACGCAGAAGTAGGCTTAAATTACCAAGTATGAATTATATGAAGGATATGTTGAAGCCTAAATCAAACGAGGTTGTCAATGAGTAAATTTTGTATTGAAAATATTCCATTAGATGATACAGATACCTACAAACTGTTAGGTGAAGGTAGAACATATGGAATTTTTCAGTTAGAGTCGCCATTAGGTCGCCACTGGTCAAAACAATTGTTACCAACTAGCATAAGTGATTTAGGCGCTTTAATCGCCATCTTACGCCCTGGTGCATTAAAGGCTTTATCAACAGATTTTCAAGGAAAAGATATAAATAATGATAGAGATTTAGTAGAAATGGCTGTCTGTAAAGACATAGTAAAACGCAATGGTAATAATTATATTTTTGATAGAAAAACATTTGATGATGAAAATTCTTTATTGGAAGATAGTGGCAGACGAGAAAAAATTACTAAAAAAGTAACGACAGCCTACACCAAAAGTATGACTCAAAGGTTTTGTGACCGCAAGAATAATAGGGAAGAAACAACGTATATAGATAAGTCTCTTGAACCAATATTAAAAGATACTTATGGTCAATTGATATATCAAGAGGGTGCTTTACAAATAGCTAGAGATATTGCTGGGTTTACATTAGAGGACGGAGAATTGCTTAGAAAAAGTATTGGAAAAAAGCTGCCTAAATTAATGGCTGAATTAAAGGATAAATTTATTGAAGGTTGTTTGCGTGTTAATAAAGTTAATAAAGAAATAGCAGAAGAAATATTTGGATGGATACAAGAGTCTCAAAAATATTCGTTCAACCAATCACATAGTATATCATATTCAATAACCACATATCATACAGCATATTGTAAAACACATTACCCCTTGCAATTCTATTGCGCATACCTCCAAGGTTCCGCTGGTAAAATCGACAAGCACGAAGAAGTAAAGGCTTTATATGCGGACGCTAAACAATCGGGAATCGAGGTTAAATTACCAGATTTACGCCACAAACAGGTACTAGCCTATATTAAGAACGACAAAGTATATTTTGGGCTATCTGATATAAAATTCGTGGGCGTTTCCGCCCTAAATAGTATTTTACAATCAATAACCGAAATAGAAAATAAATTAGAGCAGGAAGTGTGCAACTGGTCGTGGACAAATTATTTAATACACTTTTCCGACAATATAGCCAGTGACACAAATAAAGCCCTAATTAGTGCGGGCGCTCTTGACTACCTTGGCGTACAACGTCAACAAATGCTCTACGAATATGACACTTGGAATTTGCTGACTAAAAAAGAGAAACAATACATTAAAGAGGGCAGACAATATACCGATTTGTCAAATGCCCTTTTATTTTGTTCCCCCACTAAGAAAAATGGCGGTGGGTGCAACGGACAATCTAGGTCTAGCAAATTAACTGGATTTATTCAGCAGTTAGCCCACCCTGAACATTCCTTGCAAGATACTCCTGATAAACTAGCATGGTTAGAAGAGAAATATTTAGGAGTGTCGTTAAGTTTTCGTAGATCGGACGTTGGTGCCCCCGAGAGTAACTTTAGTTGTGCCGAGTTCAACGACGGCGGCGGGAAAGAGTACGTTGTAATGGCGGTTGAAGTGGAAAATGTTAAAAAAATTAAGACAAAGAATGGGGATAATCCAGGGGAGGACATGGCGATCTACACGGTTTCCGACAAAAGCGGTCAATTAGAGGGATGTGTCTGTTTTCCCGATGCCTGGCGAGAATTTGGGGCCATCATCTATGTTGGCAATTCATTGAAAATGCAGGGAAATAGGGGGCGGAAGGGGGGGTTTATTCTGGAAAAATGCTGGGAAATCTAGCCCAACGGGGGGTTTTCCGCAAAATCCACATTGACTATACCGTCCGCAAACGCTATAATACTGGTAGATTGTGGTGAATAATACTGATATATTGGAAGTGCCAATGGACGAACTATTATTAGTGCGGGAATTTCTTAAAGAAAATGACTATTGTATTATAGCAGAGATTACCGATCACGGTTGTATAGTTGTTTTTCCAGTTAGCTTGGATATGGACGATGAATTTTATGAATATGTAATTGAGGACGGCAAGTTAAATGGAGTGGAATACCCAAAGTACGCAATCCGCCCATTTATTCTCTCTGCCATATTCCGCCGTGCTACCCTAATGATGTATGACCCCGACGCCATATCTTTTAATGTTGACGATGATGAAGTGTGTGAGGGGCGTTTTATGGACTCTATTCTTATTGATTTAACCGATGAAGAATTAACTAAGGAAGCCTCTCTGGTTTGGTTAATAACAGAATGTGTACGGGATGGTTTTACTAGAGCTAACTATAAAACTGCTAAGAAGCGTAAAATTGTAGAGGGGTACAACATAATAAAAGAATTGTTCGTCTAGTTCATATCGTAGAGTTTGGCATTATTTATTTATTATAACTTGGGAGGCTTGATAATGAACAAATGTCATTTTATTGGTCGTTTTACACTGGACCCAGAAGTAGAGAAGATCGTCAACGATAATGATAGGGAAACCTCAGTGGTGAACTTCACGTTGGCAATAAACAGGCGGTTTCGCAAAAATAATGGTGAAATTGGTAAAAACGTTGTATATCTAGACTTTGAGGCTTGGGATAGTGGGGCCGAGGTAATATGTAAAAACTTTAGGGCTGGTGACGCTATTATAGTCCATGCGTCCGCCAGAAGTACCCCCATTGAAGCATACGACGGCAGTAATGTTAATAAGGTGACTTTCAGAGTAGAAGAATTTAGTTTTCCCAGTGAACAAAATCTTGTTACAAGAGATTAGTTATAGATAAATCTATTATTATGGGCGATAAATTAAATATACTTTGGGTGGGCGAATTCTCGTTATTGAACACGGGCTACTCGGTCTACGCGAGAGAATTATTATCCAGATTATATCAAACAAACAAGTTTCACCTAAATGAACTAGCATGTTACGGCGAGCCAGGCGACCCTAAACAATTTGATGTACCGTGGACTGTTTACGGCAATTTACCACCAAGATATTTTTTACCACCAAACGAGCAAGAAGAACAAACATATAAAAGTAATCCAATAAATCAATTCGGAGAATGGAGGTTTAATGAGGTGGCGTTAGACTGTAGGGCAGATGTAGTTATTTCTGTAACTGATCCGTGGATGAATTCATATCAGGGTCTTTCACCCTACCGTCGTCTTTTCCATCAAGTTATGATGCCCACACTGGATTCCGTACACCAATCTGAGCATATGTTAGCTCAATATATACAAGCTGATGGTTTGCTGGCTTATGAGAATTTTGGCAGGGAGGTTATAGAAAATGAGAGCGGAGGAACCTGTAAAGTGTTTGATATTGCTCCTATGGGCGCAAACGAACTTTTTAAGCCAGTGTTAAATAAGAGGGAGCATAAACAGATACTTGGACTAGACCCCACCAGTATTGTAATTGGCACGACAATGAGGAACCAGAAGAGGAAACTCTTCCCTGACCTTATACAAAGTTTTGCTGTATTAGTTGATAAAAATAAGGATATAGCCAATAATTTATATTTATACTTACACACTTCATATCCAGACCTTTCCTGCTTTAATATTCCACAGTTAATAAGAGAAAGTGGGGTCGGAAATAAGATATACTTTACTTATATATGTAAACATTGTGGATATTTTCAACCGACACTCTGGAGAGATTGTCGTGCGTATTGTCCAAGATGTGGTAAATTTGCGTTAGGAATGGCAGACACGCAGAAGGGAGCGACAACCGAACAGTTAGCCGCTGTATATAATTTGTTTGATGTTTATGTACAATATAGTTTAGTAGAAGGCTTTGGTGCCCCGATGGTCGAGGCGGCATCTTGCGGAGTTCCTGTTTTTGGTCCAAACTATTCCGCCACAGCAAGCGTTGTTAGCAGGTTAGGAGGAACGCTTATTGACATCGACAGATATTTCTATGAACCAGAAACGTCATTTACCAGAAGTTATCCATCGAATAATAACTTAATTGCTAAACTATCAGATTTTATCCATCTCCCAGAGCAAATTCGTTTGCGTAAAGGTCGCCAATCCCACCTTCTTGCTAAACAACACTATGACTGGGATAAGACGGCGGAAACGTGGATGAGATACCTAGATAATGTAAAAGTGGAAAATAAATGGGGTTTACCCCCCCGTTTACACCAACCCAATCTTAACGTCCCACAATTACCCTCTATCGAAATGTTCTTACAATGGTGTATAGCTAATGTGTTGGGAGAACCCGAAAAGGGCGACTCGTATTTTGCAACAAAACTAGCCCGCGATCTCAACTATGGAGCCACAATATATAACGCGGGCGGTCCCTGTGCCGATGATATGTCTCACACAAGCGAAATACCCACCTATAAACCATTCGGACCCAAAGAGCTAGTTAATTATTTAGCATTTTTGTGCGAACGCCGTAATAGATATGAACTTATGAGGGTGAATTACGACAAAGTGGAAAAGCCAGCGTTTATTCAGTTGAAAAAGGTTGACGATAAAAACCTATAAAAAAGGAGAGTGTTTATGCTTATTCAGTGGTACAAATTTGATGAAACAGCCCGTATTTTTGAGCACGATAACTCAATGATGTTGTGTGAATTTCCTTATGTAAAATCAGTAGATGTTCTCAATAATAAAATACTACAGTTGGGGGTCCGTCGTCGTGGAAAGTGGCAAAAGACCGAATGGGGTTACGAGGCTAAATTGCGCAAGAAATAAGTAGGAGATATATATGGGAATTGTTAATAAGTTGAAAACTCTAGTTTTCCGCACAACCAAACCCCAAAACCCGACTACCTTAACCGAGTGTTTCCCTGCTTTACTAACCCTACTAGACGACAGCACCGTCAACCAAATAAGGGATTGTACAGAGGACGAAATGCCCTCGTGGCACTTTTCTTTGGGAATGTGGTTAAGAAATAATTGGGGGTTGTGGCAAGATTCTCCGCTTAAACGGTGGTTTGAGTCAAAAGGAATTTATCACGCAGACGATATGAGTGGGATTATTTTAGACTCATTTTGGCGTCACTTACATGGAAAACCAATCGAGTTAGAATCACAAATTAAGTATTATCAAGATTATTGGGATAGGCAGGAGAAGTCTAGTGCTGACTAAAGAGGAAGCCGAAAACTGGGTGTGGGATAAAATCGAAAACGGAATGTCGTCGGTGAGGAAAGAGTATAGGGAAAAATTTGGAATAGGCGAAATAGCCGAAGATATGTGGGACAAAAACACAACATTTCAATACGGCATTGAGTACGGTATGTTAATCGCTATAGCTAAAATTTATGGAGAACTAATTAAATGAAAAAAATTAGTATTGTGCTACTCGAACGCGATATTCACCCAAAAGGGTACACCCTATTATCTCTTCCGACAGAAAAAGACATATGGGAAAAGATATTTGAGGTGTGTGTTAAAGAAAATTACCAATATTTACATCATTTTGTATTAGAGGGGTGGGAAGAAGACGAGTCTTTACCAAAATACGAATCCCCAAGCGGACCTATACCTTGTGGTAAATACACTTATTATGTTGAAATTTATGCGCAGGAGAAATAAGATGAGTAATAAAAAGAGAATTTATACCTGCTGCCCACATGAAGGTTGTGGCGGCTTTCAAGAAACC